GGGCACACCATGTACACATCAGTCCTGTTCAATGTTCCCAGACAGGGCCTTGTCCACCCCCCGAGCCCACAGCTCAACCCCGACCGAAGTCAGGATCGTCCGTAAGACGGAGATAGGACTAAGACCGTCCGTGCGGGTACCATCGTCAACATCGAGGTACATTTGCTCGGTTCCGAAACCAGAGCTGCCGGCCGAGATCATAGCCGGCTCGAGAAGACCCCCCATGAAACCGGTTGACGGTTTCGCCTGGACTAACCGGTCGAGTTGACCGAGTAGCCCCTCAAGGTAGGCAGTTCGACTGAACTTCCTGTCAAGAGAGCGCCTTATGCATCTGTTCACTTCCATGTGGAGCCGAAGCTCCTTTTCACAGTCGATTTCACAGAGCATTTCCGTTCGCTCGTCGACAAGCCGTTCGGCCTCATCGCCCCAATACCCACTCCAGGTGCAGAGTGGACGAGAGCTCCGTCCAGACTCTCCGTAAGTCGCCTTCAAGAAGACCGAATCCGGTTTGACACTTTTGATGTGCATACCGTACCAAGCCGCCTTGATGTCCACGACCACGGACGAGAGTCCAAAACCGCCCAAGTCCACCGGGTTCAGCGGTTCTATCAGGAAAGGAGTGAGTCCGCGGGCAAACAGCTCATGAGCTATCTTACGTAGGTTTCTTTCAAACACCTGACGTGCCCGTTGACACATTCCCGGTCCCAATCGCTCCATAGCCATCCAACGTTCCTTCCAGTCCCTGCTCATTTCCTCAATTGGGGGCCCGTCAATCTGAGTGGTGGCCTTGCGCATCTGCTGCAAGTAACCGCCATTCAAGAAAGGAATGGGCTCCTGGAAGAGGTAATGAACAGACTCCGTCTCGTCCTTGAGTCGGACGATCTCCATCGTCTTCGAGTTTATCTGAGCTAGATCCCGCAAAAAGTAAGACTTTCCGGGAGAGAGTTTCCAGCCCACAACCTCGAGGAGATCAGTCCAAACACTGTACAGCTCAGGACTCATCCGTGACAAACAGTCATCCCCATTCACACAGAAGGGGAAGGCGTCGAGGGGAAGACCCCGACACTCCGGATAAACAATCTCATATGAGAGACGGAGTAGTGCCGCATTGATCACACACAGCACGGGGAACGAAAGAGGCGATCCCATTAGTTGGCCAGTTTCCTGTACCACGACGTTCCTTTCTTCTCCAAAGCCGAAGCCCAGGTTCTGTCTACCCAACGATTTGTTGACAGTTCGCCATAACCGGGAGTCTTTCCAGAAGATGGCATCAACGACGGCTCTTGTTGCGTCGATTGATAAATCGTTAGTCGACTGTTGATAGTCGCCTGAGTTGAATATGTCCCATAGACACTCTTGTACACAAGGTCTCATATTCATTCTTCGTCCAATGAAGGCGGCGTGCATCTCCTGCCGCGTCAACTCGTAAACGTCGTGTCTGGCTAGTCCTACTCGCATCCACGCCAAGATGGGCTTTACCCCACCATACAAGTCCGGGGATCCCGCTGTGATAGTACGTATCTTCAACGGTTCCCGGATGGCGTAGATCTCGCAGTCTGCCAGATCAACCATGTCCACTGAACCCCATTTCGCCAAGGTCGTTTCATAGACCTTGCGAACGTCCACCTGGATAGCGCGCGCTTCCCACACCTCACCACCGACATTCCACATCCGGTACAGAAGCTCGCCAAGAACCAATGAAGGGTCCTGGCGAAGCAAGTGTCCGAGTATGCCGCCTTTGCCGATGGGAGCCTTGTAGCCCGCGCGTTCACTCACCTGAAAGGGGGTGAAGTCCACCACTGCAGCCTGGCCAAAGGTCTCACGTGCTGTGCGCTGAATCGAATCCAGCACAATCTCACGATAGAACTTCGGGCCCGAGAATGGCACATAAGTCGACATCTTGACCTGATATCCGTCGACCACTTCGGTGTGCACCATGTCATCCTCAACTGAGGGGCAGCCTCGCTTTGTCCCTAACAGAAACGTCTCCGTCATTACCTTTTTGAGGTGTTGTTTGCGGTCTCGAACAGCACCGAGACGCTGCAAACACCACCTGCGATAAGCGGGCGTGAGCAGAAGACCAGAAATATCTGACAGGCCTTCCGCGACGTATGGTACCTTACGACCATGCGAAGATAGCCACAACAAGTGTGACTTGACTTGCTTGATCGAAGTTCCCATCCAGTCGTGGATTGTCCAGCGTATTATCTGGTGGATCAATTCTGCTTCTGTGAATGATGAGTATCCAAACACGTAGGCGTCGTCGACAAATGTCCGAACGAACTGGACACCACGTGTGATCCTTGAGGTGATGCGCGCCTCCCAGCGCGCATCATCGTAGTCCAGAACCAACATCCTTTTCCCATTCCCCTTGATGTACACGAGCAATCGCTCTATGTCGTCGTAACGGAATATTTCGCGGAAGAAGATGGAGGGAGCGTGTGAGCATGATCTCGAAAGGCGAATCACGGCCAGCGGAGCTACCAACCGCCTGGTCTGAATAGTCAGTTTAGTCCAATCGAACTGCATCGCTAACTCGTACGTCT